CATACTATTTATTTGGTATGCTAACAATGACGAAATAATCAACTTTAAAAGGAGTAAAATAAAATGGCAGACTTAACAATAACTGTAACAATAGATAACACAGACCAAAAGTGTATGAAGAATGACTTGTTGGACATTGATGACTGGGTGCAGAAAGCCGTTGAAGGAAAAATCAACAACTGTTGGAAAAGATTCCAGCGACAATGGACGCAAAGGCTGATGGATGATGAAACATTCACCGACCCAATCCCCAGCAACAAGACAGATTTTTGTGAACTTGTTATGGCTCGACCTGATTATAAGGACAGAGCAACAAGAGATGCAGAACAACAAGGATAATAAATGAGCTACATAGGCAGAGGATTAGACGCAATAAGTGCAGAAGTGAAAGCGAAGTATCCTAAATAATGAGTGATAAATGCCCTTGCGATAAATTAAAAGAAGATTGCACACATCCTAACTGCGAAACTTCAGCAGAATAAAATCTAAATGTTCGACTGGTTTGAGAAGTCTATCATAGCGATAGCCATTCTCTCTCTTTTAATTTTTTTAATGGTAGCGATATGGTAAGCATCTCGGACAAAACATCGGTGAGTATGCCTGTTAGGAATCTTTTATTTCTAATTTCTGCCGTAGCGATTGGCATCTTCGCCTGGAGTGATCTAACACAACGCATTACAGAACTAGAAACATCAAAGCAATTAATGGAAGCTGATCTTTTAAAGGCAGCTGATCAAAAAGTAATCGACCAGGAGCAAACAATGTTGGTGGAATGGTTGGCAAAAAACCAGGAAGGAATCCAGGCTGAAATGGAATCAATGATGTCAAATCGAGTAAATATCGATTTCCTAAAAGAGCAAGTTAATACCTTACAAAAAAAAGTAGAAAAGCTCCAGGACAAAGTTAGGGAAGGAAATGGAAGTAATTAGTATAATTGTGATGTTCATATTCGGCAATATGAATGACACAAAAGATAGATTGACACAATATGTACCAATGGAATCTTTGTCCTCTTGTATGAAAGAAGTACGATTATTAAAAAGAGATAAGGAATTTCAAAAAGATGCTTTTTGTTCTCCATCATTAGTAGAAATGAAAGATGGAAAAGTTATTACCTTACATTCTGAATTACCAGATGGAGCAATATTAGTTGATAAGGAAGTATCTAAACAAGCATTAAAAGAATGGACTTTACGAGCAAAAGAAAAATGGGAAAACAAATAATGTTTAGTTTAGCGATAGTATCAGCTTTGTCCTTGTATAGCTGTGGAATTTATAATGGAATGTCAATGAAACCACACAAGACAACCATCTCCACCAATACCTCTATGACCGATATTGATAAAGGCGATAGTGATAAAGACCAGGAAAAACAATCTCTAGGACTACAAATCAAACAAGAATTTCTGTGGAAAGACGATTAATGGAAATCATTATAACTGTGTATGCCATTTGGATTGTCGGAGGATTAATTGTTATGGTGGCGCAACAATGACTAAAATAAATTATGGAATAATTACAGGATTAGCAGTTCAACTTATAGTTTTTATTTGGTTTTTTTCAGCACAAAATCACAAGATAGAAATTTTATACGATAAATTTGAAAAAGAAAATGAAGCTGATGTCATTGAAAATCAAGTTAAGATGAAAATTGATTTGGAAAATCTGATGCAAGATGTAAAGCAAATCAAGAAGGATTTAAGACAAGGCAATAAAAAAGATAAAGAGATAATGGATCAGCATAAACAGTTGTTCAATTTATTAAATAGTTCGACTGATATGATGCAACAAAGTGAAACTAAAGGTGGATCTTATAGTTATGGCGATTAGAAATGATTACTTCCATTTGTGCAACTCTGCTGCTTTTATGCAGTATTTTTAAAACTACTTTTGATTTTGAATATTCCAGTAAAGATGAATTTGTGCGAGGAATCACAAATTGCACAGTACAATTCAATTCAGTCATTCCTCCCCAGCACAGGTCAATTGTAGTCATATCCGTTGCCCAAGCCATATTAGAATCTAATTGGGGTGAGTCACGATTTGCCACGCTAGGCAATAATTTTTATGGAATGATTCAAACCGATGAAACAGAGCCGCACATTAAAGCTCTTGGTGGCAACATTCTTCTTAAAAAATATGGAAGAAAATGCGAGAGTGTTGCTGACTACATTAATTTGCTTAATGTAGGAACAGATTTTGTTGAATATAGAAAAGTCAGAGGCAAGGAAACAGTTTTACAGGAAGTTGATCTTGATGAATTAATCAATACTTTGCATACTTTCGCAATAGATAAGGAATATACAAACAAGATTAAAAAAACAGTAGATTATTTATTACGAGAATATCCAGAAATATTTTTAATAGCGAGAGGTCAAAATGTCTGAACAATGGGAGACGCAGGTATTAAACCTGCAAAGAACTTTAGATGAAATCAAGGTTGAGGTGAAAGAAAACAGGCAGGATGTCATCAAGTTAAAACAAGAAATGGCACTTGGAAAAGGTGCTGTACGAACAGCCATATTTATTGGGTCAATTTTAGGAGCAATCTATACATTCTTTAAACTTATGGATTAATGGTGGTGCTGATGGAGGTAATCGAAACCTCGATCTCTTACTTACCAAGCAAGTGCTTTACCATTAAGCTACATCAGCAGGGATTGTATGAATACAAAATCAATACTTATATTAAGTGACACTCATTTTCCATATCAACATCCCAATTATTTTGAATGGATTAAAAAAATCAAAGACCACATAAGACCGACTCGTGTGATCCACATTGGAGATGTTGTAGATAATGCAAGTATCCAGGTGGAACGACCTGCCGATCCAAATGTTGAAAGTCCGATATTTGAATTGGCAAGTGCTAAAAAAGAAATTCGCAAGTTGGAGAAACTTTTTCCCAAGATGGACATTCTTTTCGGCAACCACGACTTACGCATTATGCGAAGGGCAGAGAGATTTGGAATACCCAGATCTATGCTCAAAGACCTGAACTCCATTTATGAGATCAAGTCTCAATGGCAATGGCACGATAAGCTGAACATTAAATTACCTAACAAGACAAATGTTTTATTCACGCATAATTTCAAGAATAATATTTTAGCCAGTTCAAAGGAGCTTGGTTGTTCTTTCGTTTGTGGTCATTTTCATACTCAAGCCAATATCAATTATTGGAGTTCACCCACAGCGTTGAATTTCGCAATGTGCGTTGGAAGTTCTATTAATCCCAAAGCTGAATCAATGCGATACCAAAAAAACTTTATTAAAAGACCAATTATTAGTGTAGGAGCTATACTTAATAATTCACAGCCAGTTATTTACGCAATGCCTCTCAATGACAGAGGAGAATGGACTGGTGCAATATGACAACACAAGATCCTTTAGTTCAGGACTTAATGAATAGAATGGCTGCTCGTTCTGAAGCAGGAATTAACAAATACAAGAACACAATGGTCACGACTCAAATGAGTGCTATCGCTGCAATTGATAACGCCATCGAGGAGTGTTTAGACCAAGCCGTATATCTGGAAAAAGCCAAAAGGGAGTTACAGGAAAAATGGACATTGAAACATTAAAGGATTCTCTTAAATCCCACGAAGGAATGCGAAATCAAGTTTATAAAGACCATCTAGGCAACAGAACAATTGGCTATGGGCATCTGTGCTTGGATCACGAAAAGTGGGTGGATGGAAAAATCTATCCAAGAAAAGTCATAGAAAAGACATTTGAATACGATTTCAACATATCTCTTAATGACGCAAAAAAATTAATTGAACAAGAGAGCATTCATCCAGACGCATTCGGTGTTTTGGTTAATATGTGCTTTAATATGGGAAGTCCACGAGTATCAAAGTTTCAAAAAATGTTAGCTGCTTTGGAAGTACAAGATTATCAAAAAGCATCAAAAGAAATGTTGGATTCTAGGTGGGCGAGACAAGTTCCCAACAGGGCAAGAGAATTAGCGGAGATAATGAAACAATGTTAGGAAAATTATTTGGCGGTGGAGCAATTAAAGCCGTCTCAAAAGTGATTGATGAAATTCACACCAGTGATGAGGAGAGACTTGCTGCAAGAAATACAATAGCTAAAATTGAAGCCGAACTTAAAAAAAGACAAATGGATATTAACCTTGCTGACGCACAAAGCAAAGCAGGTGGCATATCTGGTATGATACAAAGAATATGGAGACCTTTAATTGGTTTTTCTTGTGCATTAGCAATTTTCTGGGAGTATGTTCTCAAGCAATTTCTAATGTTTCTTATTGCAACTTTCAATTGGGAAACAAAACCATTACCTGAATTAGATATGGGAACACTTATGCCTTTAGTTATGGCTCTATTAGGTATGGGTGCTTTAAGAAGTTACGAAAAAGTCAAAAAAGTAAATATAGATCAACCAAAGTAATAAGGAGGAAATATGAATCTTATTAAAGACCTATGGAGTCATTTGAAAGAATGGTCAGACTGGAAACTTCGAGACTGGATTAAAGCTGGTATCGTGGTTGTTGTAGTTTTAGTAGTTCTTAAAATAATTATAATACCTGGCGCATAAATAATTTCGTTTTATGAGAAAATGTCCGCCAAAAATTAAAATTGGATATAAGGAAATTGACATTGAATTTGTCAAGTCAGACTTTGCCAAGCAGACGGACAGCTATGGTGAGTATCATCACAGATCAAACAAGATCGAGATACAGCAGGACTTGAATGATGCCGATTACGCCAATACACTTTTACACGAAATCCTACACGCAGTAGCTTATGAAATGAGCTTGACGCAGGAGGGCAACATTCTTGCGAAAGATACTAGCGAGGAAATTGTCGTGAACTCAATTACAAATGGATTGATGGGTGTCATCAAGGACAACTCTTGGTTTTTAAAAATTCTTCAAGAAAACATCAATTCTGGGAAATAAAAAACCTCATATCTCAACGAGGTTAAGGTTTAAGGGGGGTGGCTGTATGATTGCACCCTCCTTTTTTTAAGTATTTAAGTTAATTTGTTTTTCTTCCTTTATTGTAAATGGAAATTTGAATCTTTTTAACAACAATGTGAATTTATCAAAATTTTTCACACTTACTTTTAATGGATCAATTCCATTATTAGCATATTCTAAAATAGAATTTTCTCCTTTTGTATA